CAAATACATTGGTTAACCTACCGCCCGAACTATACAATACGAATTTAACACCCTCGTATTTAAAATCAATCTGAACGCCATGTTTAACTTTTACATCAGATACAATGTGAATAACTTTATTGAATATGGATTCAATTTTAGTGAAATCTTTACCGGTTAAAACCTTAAACGTGATTACATTAGATAAAGTATCATCTTTAATCTGTAAATGTAATTGAGAAGAAACCGTTTCTAACGCATCTACTAATGGTTTGAACTTTGGATTTTTTTCTAATAGTTTAATGAACCCACTTTGTCCAAGATGGTATTCCGTGCCCTCATCAAGCTGGTTTAGTCTATTTCTAAAATCTTTGAACGTTAACATAAAATCTCCTATTTTGATACTATTATTTAGTGAATTTCAGGTGTAAAAAAGCCGGCTATTACGCCGGCAAACATTTGGAGAGGTAATGAATAAGCATTAGATTAAAGCTAGGACACTATTGAACTTAGCAGCAGATTCAACGATAGCTTCTTGAACGGTTAATCTTAGTTCAGGCTTTAGTAAATCTAAAAATGATAACACTTTTTCAGCAACATCAACGTCAACATTAACGCGATCGTTATTTAAAAAGACAACTTGGTAATTGCCTTCAGTGTCAAGGGTTTTGTATAACTGGGTACGGATATTTGATTCAAATTCTACGTCGTTAGTTTCAATATCGTTATCAGCTAGGTCAACGACAGGAACGTTAGGAATAGCATAAACGCCGGTAGAAATTCTGTTATCACGTTGCCATTTCCATAAAAAAGAAGGAGCGCCTTTAACGCCGAAATAGGCATTAGTCAATTCAAAATCCATTTTACTTAAACCAGAAACACCTTTTGGTGAACGGTTATAAAAGGCAACGGCAACAGCTAGGTATTCGTCAGAAGTGAATTTAGCTTTAGAAGAAGTTTGATTAGTCATTTTATACGCTCCGGATAATTCATTAAGGTTTAACTTCATTAAGATCTATTATACTCTGTTTTTCGCAAAAGTAAAGCTTTATTTTAATTTATTTTTGAATATTTTTCAAGAAAAGAAATAGCTTCATACACACTATCTATAGCGCCGTCGAAGGAATAATCAGCAGAATCAATCAATCCATTCACATCATTTTCTGGTAATAAATTACGCAATTCAAGCAAACGGGCGTTGATAGATTTTAATTCATTGATAACTGATGCGGTCATAATATACACTCCAAAATAATTAACAAGGGTTTAACTTCATTAAGATCTATTATACTCTCTTTTTACCAAAAGTAAAGCTTTATTTTTAATTATTTTAAAATAAATTTACTGGACTTTGTGTTTCAAAAAGTGGTTAATATCAGAGTAATACTTAATATCTTCTCTGTCACGAGTACCGGCTTGGTAAGTATCGGCATACTTTAGTCTTTGCTCAGCGTTTGCTTGGCGTTCAATATAATGTTCTTTACCATAAAACCCGTAGGCGACTTGTAGTAAAGTGTAGGAAATATCTTCTGATACAGAATAGGTATCTTCGACCAATTTTCTAATCGCTTTATGGTCAGAGTTGAATTGGTTTTTGATAACTTCTTCAGTCGCTTTTTCTTTGAACTCAGCGGTAATTAACGCCACTACTTCAGCCAATTTAATTTTTTCGTTTGACATTTAGGCGCTCCGATTAGATAGAAAATGGGACTGGACTGTAATTTTTGAATAACCCACCAAATGTAACTTCACGACCAGTATTGCTTACAAAGTAGGTTTGATTGGTTTCAGGATCGCGTTGTTCGAACCAGACTGCGTTTCTTGTAACCCAGACTTTTACTTTGGTTTTATTAAATTTTTTCATTTTAGACACTCCAGATAATTCATTAAGGTTTAACTTCATTAAGATCTATTATACTCTCTTTTTCGCAAAAGTAAAGCTTTATTTTAATATTTTTCAAATTCTTTTTTACGAAGGGCAATAGTCCCGCTTGCCATTAACGAGATACCGAGTACCGCTAACCCAAAAACGTTTAACAAAGAAACCGTTGGTTCAACGTCAGTCAAACTTGCCGCGCCTAACATAACCAAAAAGCCAATAGTAAATCTAATCATTTTACACACTCCAATAATTTTAGGATAACTTCATTAATATCTATTATACTCTGTTTTTCGCAAAAGTAAAGCTTTATTTTAATTTATTTTCCATTTTCGACCAAATCTACCAAATAAACTAATTTATCGCCATATGGCCATTCATTAAATATCACATCACTAACACGCAAATCATTATCACCATTAACATCCATTACCACTTCTAATTCTTTATTTTCAATTTGATTCAATTTTTCAATCAATTCATTAACAGTCATTTTTCTCTCCGGTTTATCATTAAGGTTTAACTTCATTACGATCTATTATACTCGATTATTTTTAAAAGTAAAGCTTTATTTTTAATTTATTTTTTCGACCAAATCTAGCTCATGGTCACAGCAGTGTGTTAAATAATATCCAGACTCAAGATAGGTATGGTAAGGTTCGTTCGCGTTACAAAAAACATAATTTGTCCCGTTTTCCCGCGCCCGTTTAATAGTAACGATTTGTTCGCCGTCTCTTGTTCTATACGAACTTCCAGTTTGTAGTTTCATTTTATTTTCCAAAACGTGCAACAAATATAGCAATTAATGTCACCACGGCACATGTAGTAACAGCAAAAAGCGCAAGGATCATTTCGTCGTGACTAAGAACTTGGTGGGGCAGTTCAACACCATTCATAAGCATCGCGGTCGTAAAGTTTTCCATTTTCTCTCCGGTTTATCATTAAGGTTTAACTTCATTAGACTCTATTATACTCGATTATTTTTAAAAGTAAAGCTTTATTTTTAATTATTTTAAAATAAATTTTTGGCGTGAAAAAGCCGACATATAGTCGGCTTATAATCATACGAGTTTGCAATTAATAAAGTCTAATATTTTTTTCTGGTTAAACAGTCATAGATAATTACAACTAAATAATATTTTAAACAATAGAGATTATGCAATGATAGATATTTTAGCGGTTTTACAGTCAAAGCCACATTCACAACACTACATCAATAGATACTACACTTTAGTTGAATCACTTAAAACGCAGAAAATTGATGATTTTGTTTACACAGAAAACCACCATATTTGCCCTAAAGCAAAAGATCTTTTTCCTGAATATGCAAATTTAAAAATGTTTACGTGGAATAAATTGATAGTCACAGCTAGACAGCATTATTTGTTACATTGGATATTATGGAAAGCGTATGGTGGAAGCCAAATAAAAGGATTTGTGAAAATGAATAATGCTGGTTCTTCAAATCAAAATAGAAATTACACCCGTATAAATTCAAAAATTTATGAAAAATTAAAATTAGATAATTCTATTCGCACTTCTAAACAAATGACAGAAAATAATCCATCAAAAAAAGAAAGTGTTAAAATAAAACGTAAAGAAGCATTATTGGGTAAAATATTAGCATTAGACGCTAAAACTGGAGAATATTTGGGTAGAGTAGATAAAAATGACCCAAATGTGCTAAATGGGACTTGGGTACAAAAACCAAGTCCCAATAAAGGAAAAACGCAGACAAAAGAACATATAGAAAAGTCAAGAGTTGCTAGGTTAGGAATACCTACATCAGATAAACAGAAAAAAGCTGTTGCTGAAGCAAATAAGCGTCGCACAAAGGAACAAATTGACTACAGTATAAACGTTGCAATTGATGCGTCAAAAAAACCGGTCTATTGTCAAGGTATGGTATTTGAATCAATTTCAGCAGCCGGTTTATGGTATAAAAACAATAACATAAAAATAAACGTAGGAAAAGCGCTTGCTAATCCCAATAAGCCAGATTTTTATAGATTAACAAAGGAAGAATTTAATTTACTTAAAAGTACAGCTTGTTCTTCTTTAGACGAATTTTTATAGACTGTTACGTTTGGCATCAAATCAAAATTAGATTCAATATTAGATATCTTAGTGTACCTACCAGCTAAAAACGTTTCTGATTGTTCAGAACCGCGCTCACCATATCTTTCTTTTAAAGTTTCATCAGGGCATTTTAAGACTATAATTTCAAAATCTACACCTTTCATATTAGCGCAGAATTCAAAAAGTTTTGCGCTAGTTAACCTATCTCCCTCCCATAAAACATTTGTATCTGAAGATTCTAACCATTTTATAAATTCAGGTTGGACAGCAAGACTCAACTTGTCTGTTCCTGCGAATACTTCACCCTCATCGTATTTGCCTAGGATATGTAAATTCAAATCCTTAGAATATTCTGAAGAAACCAGTTTAGCTTCTTCGCGTCGTTCCCATGTATGATTCTTCATAAACTCACGGAACAAAGTAGTTTTACCCGTTCCAGGCACACCGCAGACCGCAATAATTTTTCTCATAATTCAGCTCTCACGTTTTCTTTTTCAGTAGGGGAATCAATAGCAATAACATGCACTTTCTTACAGTATTTTTTTATCAATTCAATTTGAATCGGGTCGTCCTCAAAATGGAACATAATATCATACCCAGACTCTATCAGCATTTCTATCGTTCTAGCTTTATGTAAGCCGGAACTGGCACGTGTCTTTTCATTATACTTAATAGGATTAAAGAACACTTGGTTAAAAATACCTTGCTGATACAACATAGTTAGCGTTGCTTTTGCTTCTTCTATAGATCTACCGGTTATAATAATATCATCTGGGTCAGGACGAACGCCGCGTAACCCTTTCCCCATATAAATAACGCCATCAATATCAAAAGTGTTTATTTGCATTTGTATTACCCTTAACTCAAAAAATTCAATTATACTCTGTTATCATAAAAAAGTAAAGAATTATTTTAGCTTAAAAAAATTAGCATTTTCAATATCAAATTCTCTAAATATAATTTCAGTTTGAATGTCCACCCATTTAGATCGTACATCATTATCTTGTAGTGTTTGAAATATAGCTGATAATCCTTTAATATCATCAAAATAAAATTCAGGATTATCAGGAAATAAAACTTGATTCACGTCACATTGTGAATAAACAACAATTGGTGTTCTAGCGACCATTGCATCATAACAAGTTTTTCCAACATACGCTATGTTTTCTCTACCCTTACCTATAAAAACATAAGCAATGTATCTGTTAAGGAATTCGAAATATTCCTTTGAATTTCCTGGAATAAATCCCTTTTCAATTGTAACGTTAGGATTATCTGTTTTGAATTTGTCTGTATCAATTTCACCAAATAAATGTATAGGTGGAGTGCCTTCAGGAAATTCTTTAAACAATTTTTTGAATACGGTGACGCGATGTTTATTAATCCAATTCAAAAACCCTATAAAACAAAAAGAGTTAACCGTAGGCGCTGTTCCATTCAAATAAGAATATTTTTCATAATTTTCTTTAACAAGAAAGAAAATATCGTCAGATAAATGGATTGTGTTTTTACGAACAGTTTCTTCTGAAACTAAATCTTTGATAGGACCTTCGGTTTTTCTATTTAACATAGCGTCAGGCAACCAATCAAATTTGTATGAACCGTTAACTAGCCAATAAACATTTTCATAATTTATGTATTCTTGTGTTGTAAAACGCTCAATACAATCATAATGTTCAGGATCTTTAGGTTTTAAATTCCGCTCAAATGACGGCATATTAAATTGCGCCATTTTTAGGTAATCAACATAATCTTCTTCACAATCACTGATTCTAAACATAATTGGTTTGTTGTATTTACCGGTAAAAAGCGACATCAGTTTATATTGGTCAATACAGCGTTTGGCTAACCTACCACCGAATGGCATAGCGTATGTTTTTTGACAGAGTAAAACATCATATTTTTTAGCCGCTTCTTCAATTTTTTCATCACCGGAAACCAATACTATGTTATGAGGAAAATCAAAAAAACGATATTCTGTTTCATCTAATGTTGGTGTTGACAGTTTTTCAACAATATCAACGCCGCGTTTTGTCATACATATAATATCAATTGAAAAATCATCTACAAAGGTTTTCTGTAGATGATATAGGGCATTAAAATAATATGTTTCACTGGGGATCCTACCTTTATTGGTAGGATCGATTGTAATTATAATTCCAAGTTTTAATTTTGTATCCATACATAAGTGGAGAATTAGTTATAGTCGTTAACCGCCTTTTGAAATGTGTACGGCAATTTTTTAGCGATCGGGTTGTTTTCTTTTAATTGAGATTCAGTCATAGGAGTAATGATTCGTCTTGCTAACGCATCACACTCAAATTTAGCATCTTCAATTTTCATTTGAACCGGCGGCGTTTTTTGTGTAATATGAGAAGCACCGCGTAAGAACCCAACGATACCTAATTCTGAAGCCACCTTACAGAATCTAATAGCAGACACTACAACTGCACCTGAGTTTGGAGAATCTTGAACTGATAATCTAGCAGTCAATTCATATCTAGCGCCGGCAAACCCGTAAGCTACAATATCAATATTGGCTATTTTATTATCAGAACCAACATAAGTTCCTCCTGGTTTTTGAATAACCGTTAGCGATGGTCCGGCATATAAAGTCATACCATCGATAGATGTGTTTCTTACACTATTTTGACCTTTCAGAACATTTTCTTTAGAAATATGTTTAGACTCTAATCGGTCAGTTTTAGCCATATTCAAGAAGTCTGTGTTAGCCGTTCTACCGGTACGGATATTTTCTTGTCCCTGAGTTGTACCTGCCGCCATATTCATTTGGATATGTTGGGTAACTAATAACCCAGCGTCAAGCATTCCACCCTGTAATATTTCAGATAAACGTGACGCACCGAAACCAGAACGCATATCAGAACCAACAATAGTTAACCCCGCGTCTATGAATTTTTGCTCGACAATCTGAGCTTCTTCCGTAGAAATGAATGTAGGGATACAGTTAACAAAATGGCACCCAGCTTGAACTGCTGCATCAATATAGAATTTACTTGCTTCATGTGAACCTACTGGAAGATAGTTGACTACAACGTCAACTTTATGGTATTTTAACAATTCAACGACACGTTGAAAAGATTCTGCTGGAATAGCGCCGGTTCTAAAGGAAACGTTTTCTGGGTAGTCTAACATATGAGGAGCAACACCATCTAACTCTGGTCCAGAATAAACGATAGCGCCCTTTGGTACACATGCATCTGATATTTCTAATACATGATCCATAGAGCAATTTGGATTTGCTCTTAATGCTTCTTTTAATGGTAGGTTAACTTTGCGGATATCAACATCAAACCCACACACAAATTCAATATTGTTAACGGTATAACCGCCGATATCTGGATACATTAAACCGACTGTATCGTTTTGATTTTCTATGTAATATTGAACACCTTCCACTAAAGATTTAGCGCAAGAACCGATACCTACCAATGCTACTCGTATTTTTGACATTTGTTATTCCTCAATGAAAATAATATTATAAATGATTTATTGTAAAAAGTAAAGTTCTATTTTTACTAAATATTTTGTACAAAAAAAGCCACTCGCGGACTCCTACATCCCAGTGGCACTAATCATTCTATCGATAAAAAGGATCTATCATGACCAGCACAAGTATTTATACTCCCATCACACCCACCTATCTGTACATCAAACAACACTCCATCACCAAAAAGAAATATTTTGGTAAAACTACAAAAACAAATCCATACACATACAATGGATCTGGCACATATTGGCTCAAACACATTAATAAACACGGTAAAGAACATATCGTAACTTTATGGGTTTCGGATCTATACTATGACACATCTATCATCGAGATTGCCTTACAGTTTTCTGCTGATAACGATATCGTCAAATCTAAAGAATGGGCAAATCAAATACCAGAAAATGGGCTACATGGTGGAAGTGTGAAAGACAGAAAATGTACAGATGAAACCAAAGCCAAAATGTCTGATTCACATAAAAATAAACGCCTTACAGAAGAAACTAAAGCCAAACTGCGTAAACCTAAGTCAGAAGAACATAAAGCTAACCTGCGTAAGCCTAAATCACAAAGTCCAAAACGTAAACCACATCCACAAATTACATGCCCACATTGTGGTAAGACTGGAGGTGCAAATAATATGAAACGATATCATTTTGACAATTGTAAATTAATGATTATTTCGATGCATGTATCAGTTGTTTTATAGTTTTTAATAGACTAAGGGCAGAAATTTGGCTCGTTAGAGGTAGCTGCCCAAAACTAAATTATATTATAATGAGTTTTAGTGTAAAAGTAAAGCGCTTTATTAAACAAAAAACTCATCAAATACATCATAAGATTGATTGATATAATCATCAATCTTTTTAAGTATAATTTTATCAAAATCAGAAGTTTTTAACCAACTTGGGTCAATATCTAATTCATTATACATATTTGGCATATCATCAAAATCTTCATGTAAGTTAATCATCTGACCGGTTAATTTACACAAATCTCTTAATGGTTTAGATTCCCTGTTACCAGAGACTAACGGAGAATGACTTTTAACCGCTATAGTAAAAAACGCATCAAAATTAACATGTTCCCATCTTTCTTTTAGCCATAACGCCCTAGAAACATGATCACCACTACTGTGTCCAGCATAATCCCCGCCTAATACCAATTTTTTATACTGGCATAAATGAGATTCTAACAAAAAATTAGAAAATATTTCACGATTATCATCATCAATATAATTTAGCGATAAATCGTACAACTCTTTTTCTTTTTCTTTGATCCATATAATTTCTTCTTCAGTTAATTTAGCGGTATCTTCGTATGCATCATCAACCTTATTGTACAAATATAATAACCCTTTTCGCACAGACCAACAAGAAGGATCGGTAGCTAATACAGATTCTGGTTTAATATATAAGCCAGCCGTTTCGAATAGTGTTTGACAAGTTATCCATGCTGTCATTCTACCATATTTATAGAAAGATAAACACTTATTAAATGTAAGATAAAAATCTTTACTAGGATCTCCACTTAAATCGTTATTGAAAAAATTTTCAATAGTACCGTAAGGCGCTATGATTTCTCTCAATGATTTAACTTGCTCTACAATTCTTCCTTTATTGTATTTTGTATCTTTAGCATATTTTTGGATTTCCATATTGCTAAGATTCCACTCTGTAAGTTTATCAAAGTCAATATCCCAAAAATTAGGAAAATTCCAGTAAATAACCCATGCCATTTCAGACTGATACGTCATACCAAATATTAAAGAAAACCAATATTGTTGCTCTTTAGTCATTGGTAAACCAGTAGGCGACATTATACCGGTAGCATCTCTATATGCGTTGTTACAAACATAATGGTCTAAATCACCCCAACGCATTCTCCATTTTAACCATCGTAAAAATCCTTCTATCCTGAATTCAGGTTCTCGCCAATCAACATATGGTTTATTTTTTTCATCTTTATGTATATATTTCACATAAACTCCTCAAGATT